ATATCGTAAAAGGAGGTCAAGAGATTCCTGTAAATACATTCATTGGATGTGACCCTGCGACTGATATTGATACAAAAGAAAGTGACTTTTCAGTCATAATGGTAGTTGCAATTGACCCTAATAATAATGCTCATGTATTAGAATATGAAAGACATCGTAGTATCCCTACTATTGGAGGTAAATCATATGATGGTTCTACTAGGGGAAAGAAAGGTGTTGTTGATTATATCATGGATTTATATGATAAATACCATTGTAAGTCAGCTACAGTGGAGGATGTTGCAATGAACCGAAGTATCTTTCAGGCGTTAAATGAAGAAAGAAGAGTAAGAAATAGGTTCGATGTGTCAGTAATTCCACAAAAACCGGGCGGAACTAACAAAAGAAATCGCATTTATAGTGGTTTATCTGCACGTTTTAGTATGAAAACGATACATTTGAAAGAAAATATGTTTGATTTAGTTACAGAAATACTTACTTTCGGTCCAAGAATGGCTCATGACGATACAATCGAGACCCTTTATTATGCGTTATTGCACGCTTTCCCACCTGGGATGAAGAAGGATGATAAAGGGAAGTATGTCATGAAAAACAGAAAACAAGCAAAAAGTTGGGTAGTAGCATAATGAGTGACGTTCTTTTTAGCGAAAAAGGAATTGCCATATTACCTCATAAAATGGGTCAAGAGCTAAAAGAAGTTAGTGCTCTTGATAAATTTGGTAGAGAAGTTTTAGGTGTAAGCGTTGATGAATATAGTGAATCAATCGGTTCTAGTGAACTATCATCTGATTTGCCTTGGTCATCTACTGAGATGATTAATAAATATCGCAGATTAATCCTTGATAGATTAATGGCTCAACCTCCAAAGAGTACATTGTATGGCTCTAGGGGAAGGTCTTTAATGCGAAGTAGGCAACTCTACAATGAGGGAGAAGTCGGAATACCTTCAGGTTTCTAGGAGGTCTTAATGGCAAGAAAAAATAAGGGGGCAGTCAATAAAGAACTTTGGGACAGAGCTAATAGTACGCACCGTCGCAAGTGGCAATTCACAAGTCAAAAAGGTTTCGATTTTTATCTAGACGAACAATTAACAAAAGAAGAATCTGATTCGTTAAAAGAATCGGGAATGCCTAACTTTACAATTAATAGGGTTCTACCTATTATAGAAATAATGAAATATTTTGTTACAGCTCAAAATCCACGATGGAAAGCTGTGGGTGTAACTGGCGATGACGCTGACATTGCTCAAATGCACTCTGATATATCTGAATATTGTTGGTATCTATCCAATGGTAAATCTTTATATAGTCAAATAATACTTGACTCTTTGACAAAAGGTGTTGGGTATTTTTTAATTGATATTGACCAAGATGCTGATATGGGTAAAGGAGAAGTAGTATTTAAACGTATTGAGCCATACGATGTTTTTGTTGACCCAATGAGTAGGGATTTTCTTTTTAGGGATGCAGGTTTTATCACCATTAGAAAAAACGTCTCCCGCACCCAATTGAAAAATCTCTTCCCTGAATTTGCTCGTAAAATTCAAAAAGCAAGTCCCGGCTCTGGGTCAGGCGTAACTGAGACATTATCACTAAGAGATAGAGAGGAATCAAAAAATATACAAATAGAAGATATTAGTCTTGGGATTGGGCCTGATGGTGCTGATGAAGATATTATTGCATACTATGAAACATATAAAAAGGTAAAGAAACCATATATTAATGCATATATAAAATCTCCACCTGATGATGTGGAAATGCGAGAAATACAAAAATCAATTGACGTTGAGATTCAAGAATTCGCAGCAGAAGTGCAAGTACAATTAGAAGAAAAGAAAATGCAAATTCAACAAGCATTACAATCTGGTGAGATTATTCCTGATAGAGCTGAACTTGAATTAGAAAAGGCAGAGAAAAATACATCAGAAGCAATTGAACGTCAAAAACAAGTATTGCAATCTCAGGCAGAAGAATTACGTTCAAAGATTGAACAAACAATTATACCAGAAGAAGACTTTAAAGAATTAATGAAACAACCTGAATTTGCTAAAAAGGTAGTTGATTCAGTAAAATTTTATGAGAATCGTATTAATCTTGTTTGTAGCGTTGGTGATGATACCTTTTTATATGAATATGAATTACCAATAACTGAGTATCCAATTGTGCCAATTCCATATCTTTATAGTGGTACACCATATCCAATGTCAGCAGTAATGCCTTTAATTGGTAAACAACAAGAAATAAATAAAGCACATCAGATTATGATTCACAATGCGAACCTTGCATCTAACTTAAGATGGTTATATGAAGAAGGTTCTGTTGATGAAGAAGAATGGGAAAGATATTCATCTTCTCCAGGTGCGTTACTTAAATATCGTCAAGGATTTAATCCCCCAACGCCTGTGTTACCAGCTCCAATAAATAATGCATTTTATACAATAACACAAGAGGGTAAATCTGATTCAGAATATATCTCAGGTGTTCCATCAGCTATGATGGGATTTACACAAGAGCAACCAGAGACATATCGTGGACTACTTGCAAATGATGAATTTGGTACAAGAAGATTAAAAGCATGGATGGGAAGTATTGTAGAACCAGCCTTAGAGCATTTAGGAAAATGTTTTCAAATGGTATCTCAAAATCATTATACAATTGATAAGATATTTAGATTAATACAACCTGAAGCTGGTCAAAAAGAAGGAGGACAAGAGAAAGAAGTTAGAGTAAATATCCCAATTTATAATGATTATGGACAAGCAATTAGTAAGTGGAATGATTATGCATCAGGAAGATTTGATGTTAGAATCGTAGCCGGAGCAACAATGCCATTAAATCGATGGGCGTTATTAGAAGAATATTTTAGATGGTTTCAAGCTGGACTAATAGATGATATTGCTATGATTGGTGAAACCGATATAAGAAATAAAGAAAGAATTATTGAGCGTAAATCATTGTATTCTCAATTACAATCTCAATTACAACAAATGGAAGAAGCTGTTAAGGATAAAGATGGTACGATAGAAACATTGACTCGTCAATTAGTACAAGCAGGTATTAAAGACAAGGTTAAGACTGGTGAGGTTGAGGTAAGAAAAGATGTATTAGAGACAGAAGCTCAACAAAAACTTCTTAGAGGACTGCTCAAAGGTGAGTTTGATACCGCTAAGAAAGACCTTAAGCGGGAGGTTAAAGCCGCTGTAGATAATGCAAAAGAAACTGTTGATTAATAAATGCAGTCTTTTGTAAATTGTAAAAAACTCAAAAGGAGTAATTATGGAAGAACAAGTAGGTAACGCTTTGAACGATATAGATTTCGCTCAAGCCCCCGAAGCAGAACTTCCTGCCGATGACAACAAGTCTAGTGGAGATTTTTTCGAGGCTCTTGATAGAAGTGTCAACGGTTTAATACAGGATGAAGTTCAGACAACTTCTGCAGAAACGCAGAACCCTGAACCACAAGTAAGTCAAGAGGATTTAGGTTCTCTTGAAAAAAGATATTCGGATTCAAGTCGTGAAGCAAAGCGGCTAAACTCCCGTTTGAAGGAACTTGAGCCATATCTTCCAGTCCTCGATGCAATGAGAGAAGACCCCAATTTAATTTCTCATGTTAGAAATTATTTTGAGGGTGGCGGTAAAGCCCCAGAAAGTATGAAAGACAGGTTTGAGCTTGATGAAGATTTCGTGTTCGACCCAGATGAAGCTATGTCTAATACTGACTCTGACTCCGCTAAAGTTTTAAATGCTACAATAGATGGAGTAGTTCAACGTAGGTTGAATGAAACCCTATCGAAGCAGCAAATGGAAAATAGTCGTCTCAGTGATGAAGCGTCATTTCGTGGTAAACATGAATTGTCTCAAGATGATTGGGAAGATTTTACGAAATTTGCTAAAAATAAAACTTTAGAACTGGAAGATATTCTTTATTTAAAAAATAGAGAAAAAAGAGAACAAAACATAGCCAAAGAAGCAAGTGCAGGAGTAGCTAATCAGATGAAAAATACTCAGAATAGACCTCGTTCACTTGCAACATCAGGTAGCGCACAAGTCGAAAAGTCAGCAGACGACCATATCTTTGATACTATCATAGGGTCAGACCGTGAGTTTGATAGTATCTTTGGACAATAGTGTCTAAAGAGTAATTAATATAAGATAGGAGTTAAACATGGCTGATGTATTTGGTTTAAGTACATATAGTGATGTGGCTACTTGGTCTGATGGAACCAGTAAAGATACTGGTGACTTAAGGCGACGATATAATTTTGGAGATAGAGTTTCTGAACTAGCGATAGCTCAAGACCCTTTTTTCCGTTTTGTATCAAAAGTAGCAAAACGACCTACTGATGACCCTGAATTCAAATTCACAGAACGCAGACCTTCTTACCATAAACGATATGCATATGTTACAGGTTGGATAGATGAAAATGGCGTAGATAACCTTGGTGGTTCCGGCGATGATGCAGACTTAGTCGCATTTAATGATGGTGGAGCTATGGCTTCAATGTCAGCTGGTGACACTGTCAAGGTGTATATGTCAACTGACTATAAATCCGCAGGTAACATACAAAACGTATATGGACAAAACGCAAAATCACAAGCAATAGCTGTTGGTGCATCTGGTACAAGACCATCGTTCTTTTTACCAGACCAGGTGGTCAGAATACCATCTTCAAGTACTAATGGTGGTGGCGATGCTGATAGTGAAATTCTGATTCGTGTTAAAAGCGTAACAGATTCACTAGAAAAAGATAGTCGTGAATGTGTGATGTTAGAAGGTGAAGTAATTAAAGCCTCGGCAAGTGGCTCTAATTGGTTAGCGGGATGGACAGGCGATGATATAGATGCAACAGTTTATAATGAATCTATTTCTTCTTCGCTTGAAGCAAAAAGGTCTCATGTAGTAGGAAGTGCACATGGACAAGGAACTGGATATCCTGAAACTTGGAAAGACCAACCGTTTTCAACGGGATTTGGTTTAACCCAAATTTTCAAAACCAGTATTGCAATGGACAATACGACTCGTGCAACGGTTCTAAAATATGAACCTAATGAGTTCGCAAGAATATGGCGTGAAAAACTAATTGAACATAAATGGGATATCGAACAAGCATTGCTTTTTGGTTCTCAAGGTTCAGTGAGTAGCGTTCAATATACACAAGGGGCAGTTGATTATATTTCTAATTATGGAAATGTATTTAGCTTGACTTTAGCAAGTAAAACTCAAGATGATTTTCTTGATGACTTGTCTAGTTTCTTAGACCCTCGTTATAATAACGCAAACGCAACTATGTTCTTCTGTGATACTCAAACATATAATTGGTTGCATAAACTCAGTGGATATTTTGCAAACAATCTCGGCATGGTGGGTCCTGGTAACTCGACTCCTGACGATGCATCATTGGGTCGTTATGACTTTTCTAGCAGTGGCAAACAAAATATGTTTGGCGTAGCTGTGAATGTCATTTCAACACCTTATGGCGATATGAGAGTTGTAAGAAATGTTCACTTAGATAAGAGTCCAGTTAAGATGTTAGCAATTAATATGAGGCATTGCGCTATGCGACCTCTAGTTGGTAACGGAATTAACCGTGACACTGCAATCTATGTAGGGGTACAAACCCTAGAAAATAGTGGCGTTGACCGTAGAGTTGACTTAATTCAAAGTGAAATAGGTATGGAATGGCAAATGCCAGAATCCCATGCTTATTGGTCATAGGAGGTTAGATTATGCCTAAAAATCCACTATACGGACAAAATAAAGCTGACCATGAAGCGCATCGAGGCTTAGGACAAGCATTATTGCTTGACCCTGCAGGCTCTGATGGTGCAACAGGTAGCCCAACTCTAACTTTAACTGCAAGTGAATCAGGTAATGTTTATTTTGTAAATATTGCCTCAAACACTGTGTATGTTGAGTTACCACAATTAAGTGGGGGTAATAATGGATTAAAATATAAATTCATTTTACACGCCTTGTCAGACGATGAAGGAACGAAAGATTTCGTTCTTCAAACTGCTGCAGACGCAGAAGATATTATGGGACATATTTTCGAAGACCAAGCTGCTTTAACAGAAATTACCTCTGATACCAGTATGGTTCAATGGGATACTTCTGATGGAGCTGCTACGGTTGGAGATTGGATTGAAGTAATATCATTCGATGGTCATTGGTATGCAACTGGAGTCGCAAACACAGCGGCAGCTATTGATATAGCAGATGCAAGAGCATAAAAATCTTAAGTTCGAGAGGTAATAGCTCGATATAAAGATAAATTTGGGGACTGGTTATTCTTGGTTTAACCTCCTTTTTCCAGGCGTAGCTGGTCCCCTAATTACAAGGATAAAAATTTATGGCAACAACAGAAATAGCAAGTGACATACAGAGCATAACAGGTGTTGGAACTGCAAGTGCTGGATTCATAGAATCTGCTCAAAGATTTGTCGCTTCAAGTGTACCTAAAGAATTATTACGATGGGCTGCATCTGAAACAGTTCCTGCGACTCATGGAGGAGATAATG